ATGAGCAGGCCGTCGAGGCGCTGCGGTTCATCTTGTGGGAAGCCACGAGCCAGAAACAGATCATGAACCGTGCGCGTGAGGCCCTCGCCGCCCTCGATGATCCCGTGGATTCATCCACCCCCACCCCTCCTGACAGCGGAGAGAAGCGATGAGCCGAACGTACACGGACTGGTATCGCGGTGATCGCCACCAAGCATGGGGGACGCCAGCGGACCTGTTCGCGGGTCTGCACCGAGAGTTCGGTTTTACGTTGGACGGCGCAGCCGATGACGACAACGCCCTGCTCGATGTGGCCTCAACTCCGAGCAACCCTCGTCCCTGGGTCGGTGAGCGCGTGTTCTGCAACCCGCCCTGGTCCGACATCGCTCCATTTGTGGAGATGGCGGCCCGCGCGGATCTCGCTGTGCTGTTAGTCCCGGCCCGGACAAACGTTCGCTGGTTCCACCGCGCCTTGGAGATGGGCGCGACCCTGCGCTACTTCAAGGGGCGTCCGAAGTTCGTCAATCCAGACCACAGAGGAGCGGGCCACAACAGCCCGGTGGACTGCCTGCTCCTGATCTTCCGAGCCGAGTCCGAGGAGGTCGCATCGTGACCGCTGACACCCCACCAACGAGCCCCGCATCTGTGGAGCCACAGGCACCGATCTTCGCCACGTCCCTGGCAGCCGACATTCGGAGCGCGATCGGTCAGGCGATGCCAGCGACCATCATCGTGGACGAGGAGTTCTGGCGAACGTGGGTCAGCGAGTGGATGCGGGATCGCGGGCTGGTCCTCGTCGGAGAGGCCGCAGCCGGTCCTACTGCGGGGCTGGACCTCATCGAGGTAGCGAAGGCAGTCATCGAGACCGCCTCGGGCGACTACAACGGCCGCTACATGATGGTGCCGCTCTACGAGCCGGATGGCACGAAGCGAGCGGAATGGACTCGTCTGGTAGCTCTAGCCGCCCGCTCCGCTGCGGCACCGTCCGAACCAGAGCATGACATCAACTGCGGAATCGACCCGCTCCATCTAGGCGAGGACATCGGCTGTACCTGTCACGTTCGATTCGAGTCCGCTGCGGCACCGTCCGTCGAGCTGGACGACCTGATCGAGAAGGCTCGTGACTGGCACTACTCCGACGAGTGGATCGGCAACGCATTCCGTGCCCGTCTCACCGCCGCCACGTCCCGAGAGGCCCGATGACCACCCCGCTCGCCACGCAAGCCGCCGTCTTCCTGCACCCGTGCATGGACCGATGCACCCGCTCCCGCTGACTGATGCTTCCCGAGCCCGATCAGGCCCCAGTACGTCCGCGACCGCGGAAACGCGCCCCGGTAGCGCCGCTGAACGGGCATGCCGCGGAGCCATTCGCCCGGGACCCGGTCGAGCCCACCGACGTGGACCTCGAGGACTGGCAGCGCGGTGCAGCGGCGTTGGCCAGGATGCCGGCGCGCCTGAAGTTGGAGCTCACGACCGGAATCGCCGAGCTGCGTACCAGCGCCCAGGCGGCCCTGGACGAATCCAAGGACTACGTCGACCGCCTGCGCTACGAGCCGGAGGAGATGCTGGCCTCTGGCATCGGGGCGCGGTTGGGAGCTCGGGTGCTGGCCATGGTGAGCACCGACCCACCGCCTCCGATGTTGATCGGCCATCTCGATCCGCTGGGCCACAGCATCCTGTACGGCACCGGAGGCGTCGGCAAGGGCACCCTGTCGGCGATGTGGATCGTGGAGCTGCTGAAGGCCGACAAGCGGGTGTTGATCCTCGACTACGAGAACCATCCCGACGAATGGGCGCGGCGCATCGCCGGTATCGGCGGCCCGGCCATGCTGGACAGGGTTCTGCACGTCGGACCGTTGACCGCCGCCTGGGGCGGCAAGCGCGGTGCGCTGTGGGCGCAGGCCGAGGACATCCGCCAGCTGGCCATCGAGTTCGGCGCCGACTACGTGGTCATCGACTCGATCGTGCCGGCCTGCGCCGGATCCGACCCCCTCAAGCCCGAATCGGTGAGCCTGTACGCCGGGGCCCTCGAGTTCATCGGGCTGCCCGTCCTGAGCCTGGCGCATGTCACCAAGGCCGACGACCTGCGCTACCCATTCGGGTCGATCTTCTGGCACAACCTGAGCCGCACCACCTACAGCCTGAAGGCCGATGCCGGCGTGGTGATCCTGCAGCACCGCAAGCACAACAACTACGCGCCGCTGCAGCCCCAGAAAGTGGCGATCACATTCGACAAGGAGGGCGTACCGGTCGACGTCGGGGAGACGTCGTTCTCGGAGCACCTGTCCAGGCGGATCAGCGAGGTCATGGTCGGCCATCACGGCATGACGATCAAGGAGATCGTGGCTGCGCTTCACGAGCTAGACCCCGACGACGAAGCCGATCCACCCAAGCCCGACACCATCGGCAAGGCCCTTCGTCGAGGCTTGCGCGCCCAGCCTCCGAAGTTCGCCAAGGCGGGCGAGCAATGGTCGAACGTGGCATGAACGCTCGGAAAGTGTCCGCGAAAGTGTCCGAGCCCCTTTCCGGCCTTATTTCGGCGATGTCCGGTGATCTGTCCGACCGGTGTCCGATCCACGCTCAATCGTGTCCGGATTCCTGTCCGCTCCAGACGGACAGCGAAACCCCCTCGGACGGACGGACACCCCCCCTCTATAGAGGGGTGTCCGGTCCGGGATCGGCGAGCGTCCAATGAGCAAGCAGCAACGCCACTGGACCTACTCCGAGGAACGGACTCGTCGAGAGGTCCTGATCCGAGACAACTACGAATGCCAGCTGCGGCTGGATGGCTGCACCCTGGTGGCCACCACGGTCGACCATCGGCACCCGAAGGCATGGGGCGGGCTGGCCACGCCCGACAACCTCCAAGCCGCCTGCATGCGTTGCAATCAAGTTAAAGGAGCGCGCGGCCTGCCTTCGCGTTTTTTAAGAGGCACCCACCACAGTACAGGCCCACTCCGGAAAATATCCCCCCAGGACTCGCGATGGTCCGTCCCGACCGCCGATTTCAGCCGGAGGGCGGCTGAATGAGGCGAGACGTCATCCTCTCCGTCCGAGTCACGCAACGCGAGTACGACTTCCTCAACGACGAGGCTGGACGCACGGATCGGTCGATCGGTGCAGTCGTCCGCCGCCGCCTGTTTCAGCGCGACGACCTCGAGGCCAACGGGCTGGCGCAGCGTGTCATCGATGCGGTCGAGTCTGTGTTCAGGCAGCCGAGCTGATGCCCGCACCCTGGCGCCGCAAGGCCGAGGACATCATCCCCGACGCCATGCGCTCGACCTGGACGCCGACGCATAGGCAGCTGGTCGAGCTGTGGATCACGATCGCCCACAGCCTCGAGTACCGCGTCACCGTCACCCACGACTCGCGGACCGATCACTGGGGTGCCGACTCCGGCTGGCCGGACGTCTTCGCCGTGCGCGGTGGCCGCGCCTACGCCATCGAGGTCAAGGTCCCGCCCGACGATGCCACCGACGAGCAGCGCGCCTGGCTGGGCGAGCTCGACCAGGTGCCCGGGGTGTTCGCCGGCATCTGGCGCTCGAGCGGCGACCGCACCGCCGACGCGATCAGCATCACCGAGATCCTGCGCACCGCACCGAAGACGCTGCCACGGCCAGGGCTCGATGCACCATGAGCTGCACGCGCTGCAATCACGGTGAGACGCTGCACAACCGGACCGGCCGGAAGAATTGCACGGCGTGGGTGTCCACCGGTGGCCCCGGCACCTTCGACGGCTATTCGTGCCGGTGCTCGGGGTTCACGACCGCCGTGCTGCCGAAGGAAGGAGAGCGGCTGGAGTTTGGACGCCACCGCATGGACGCTCCCGACGCCGAGGCTGCCGAGACATGGCCCTCCCTGAAGGTCGTCGAGCGCCGACGCTTCACGAAAGTCAAGCGCGCTGTCGAGAAAGAGCAGGCGCGCCAGTGACCGTTCCGTGGCGCCGTCGTTGCCTGGTGTGCCTGCGGCCGGTGGCCGATCACCTGCCGGCGCGGCTGCATGCCCTCGGCTTCAACGCCCACGAGTACGACCCCGGCGAGCGACGCGCGTCGGAGGGCACCGCCCGCGCCGTAGAGCCGACGACCATCGTCGCCGGCCGTGAGCCGCGGGTCCATCACGCGTCGCCCGGACCTGACCGCTGGAAGGAACGCAGCCGCACCCTCCAGGGCATCGCCGGCGCGATGGCCGACCAGTGGGGCTCGCTGTGACCGACCGCGTCTACCTCGGCCCCCAGGACGTGGCCGACACTCTCGGCGTCGACGTCGAGACGGTGTATCGCTGGTTGGCGTCCGGCCAGCTCCCCGGGCGAAAGATCGGGCGCCGGTGGTTTACGCGGGTCAGCGACCTGGACGAACGGCTAGCATCGCAGCATGAGGAGGCGCCGGATGGCGGGCGAGGGCAGCATCTTCCGGATCCGGAAGCAGACGCCGGACGGCGAGGCCTTCCGCTGGCGGGCGCAGGTCAGTCTCGGACCGCGGTCGAACCGCCGCTACCTGACCCGGACCGTTCTGACCCGCGCCGAGGCAAGGCGGGCGCTCGACGAGCTGCGCGCCGACCTGCGCGGCGGCGTGACGCGGACGCGCCTGACGACTGGCGACTACCTCGAACAGTGGGTGGCCAGCGTGCGTAACATCCGGCCCACTACGCGCCAGAGCTACCGCTCGGACGTCGTCAATCACCTGGTGCCGCTGATCGGACCGGTCCGCCTGTCGGAGCTGTCCCCGCTGCATGTCGAGGACGCGCTGGCCCGTCTGGAGCCGCGACTGTCGCCGAAGAGCCTCAAGAACGTGCATGCCACCCTGCGCCGGGCGCTGACCCAAGGCGTGCGGGCCGGGCACCTCAGTCGCAACGTGGCGTCTCGCGAGTTCGTCGACGCGCCGCGCGTGACGGTCGAGGAGCCGGAGGCGTTCACCGCCGCCGAGGTCCAGACGCTGCTCGGGTCGCTGGAGGGCGAGCGGCTGTCAGCGCTCTTCGTCCTCGCCGTCGCGACTGGGCTCAGGCAGGGCGAGTTGCTCGGCCTCGCGTGGCAGGACATCGACCTCGACGTCGGATCGGTCACCGTGCGCCACGAGCTCGCCCGCGTCGGTGGCAGGTACTCTCGCGTCGACCCGAAGACCTCCGAGTCGCGCCGCACGGTGCCGCTGTCGCCGGCAGTCGTCGTCGCGCTGCGAGCGCATCGCGAGCGGCTGATCGCCGAGGGCTTCCTGCCGACCGCCACCGGGCCGGTGTTCACGAACACCTCCGGCGGCCCGATCAACGGCACCTGGCTGACCCACCACGCGCAGCGCCTGTACGCCGCGGCAGGCATCCGGGTCCTCGACTTCAAGGCCCTGCGCGCGACCTTCGCCTCGCGGCTGTACGGGGCCGGTGTGTCCGACATGGAGATCGCGCGGCTGATGGGTCACACCCGAACCCACACCACGAAGCGGCACTACATCGCGCTCGGCGAGCGGCATGCGTCCGCGGTCGAGGCGATCGAAGGGATGGTCGGATGACACAGTTCAGCGTGGACGATTACCGACCTAGCAAGTGGGTGGAGTTCATGCGCGCCGTGCAGGAGACTGCCACCGCCAACGGTTGGAGCTTCGACGAGAAGAGTCGCATCTGGCTGGGCGAGAAGACGACGGACGGTGATGTCGAACTGTCTATCCGCACCGGGGATCGCCATGTAGCGGTTCGCGGCTATGACGAGCACTCTCTGCTGAGCGCTTTGGCACGTGAGCTCAGTCAGTCACCAGATAAGTCACGGCACCGCGGGACAGGGTCGGAAGGAGAGGGTTCCGATGGGTCCGTTTGAGAGGGAAAGTGGCTCCGGCGGTAGGATTCGAACCTACGACCAAGCGGTTAACAGCCGCCGGTCTGGAGGCGCGGATTGAGCCCGAATCCGCTGCCGACCAATGGCGTGGTAAGTCACCGGAGTAGTCACCACCCTCCAGCTCGACGCGAATGGCTGTGCTCGCTGGCCGGCTGCACCGACGACATCCTGGCCGCCGCGCGGGCCTGCATGCGGCAGCTGGACGACTGCGAGCCGGACGACTGCGAGCACCCCGAGCAGATGATGACGCCGCTCGAGTTCGCCCAGTGGCTGGAGCGCGAGGTGCACCGCGTGGCGACCGCTCCGATCCGCCTAGACCATCACGAGACGCGCCGCGCCGGCCAGTTCACCCGTCACGCGACTTGAAGTTAGACCACGCGATGTGGCATACGCTTTCTGATGTACAGCGCCGTTGTTCGGAGCACCTCGTGCTCCTTGTGGTGAGCAATGGATCTCGTCGAGCTGCTCGATGCGATCCTGGCCCGGATCGTGGGCCAGACGGGGGCCTTCGTCGCCCTGATCATCGTCGTGTACTTCCTGTGGCGCTTGTACCGCGAGTCGCAGAAGGACCTTCGCTCTTCGGACAGCCGGGTCGACGCACTCACCGACGCCGTGCGGGAGCTGACGGCCGAGGTGCGAGCGAAGCGCCGATGAGACCCGTCCGCAGCCTGCTCGAGTTCCTCGGGCTCGTGCGGCCGCCCGAAGAGACGGCTGCACGCTACCGGGAGACCGACAAGGTCATCGTCGATGCCAGGAGCGAAGCCGCCGAGTCGCGTCGGCTGCGGCTGCTTGAAGAGCACGAGTCCTTCCGCAAGCGCCCGGTGCCGCCGCAATGAACCCGTACGTCGCGGCCTGGACGCTGATCGCCACCATCGGCGTCCTCTTCTCGCTGATCTTGGGCATCGAGTCGATCCTTGACCTGCGCGCCCTGGGCGACGTGAAGAATGGCCGCCGCTGGCATGTCCGCGGCCGGATCGCATCGGAAGCCATCCGCTTCATCGTGCATGGCGCCTTCCTGGTCCTCGGCGTGGCGCTCATCAGCGCGCCCACCGGTGATCCCAGCCCGCTCGTCATCGTCCTGCTGTTCGGCAACGTCCTGCTCATCGTCAACTCGGCCATCGCGTTCTACATCCGCCGAGTGACCGAGGCGCGTCCGCCGGCGCAGATTCTCGCGCAGGCCGAACAGACCGCCGGCGACCTGCTCGACACGGCCAAGCTCGCAGCCACCGACCTGGTCGACCTGGCCGCTCGCGAAGCCGACAGCCTTCGCCGCGAGGAGCCTGCCGTGACGCGCGTGGCCGATGCGGCCGAGCGTACAGCGGTGAACACCGAGCGCATCGCAGAGAACACGGAGCCTCGGGACTGATGGCCTCTGTCTCACTGGCCGGCCTCATGGCCTTCCCGATCCATCCGTCCGGCTGGGAGCGTCCGAAGGGCGACCTCGGCTATCGGATCACCAACCACTTCGATGGCCCCGACCTCGTCAATGGCGGCAAGCACGAGGCGACCGACGCTGGCAACTTCAAGGACGGCCACTTGATCCGGGCCCCGGCTGGCGCCCTCCGCGCCCGGGCCGTCAGCGACAAGGCCGGCACGAAGGGCGTCGAGATCGATTTCGGCAGTGGCCTGACGGTGACCCCCTGGCACCTGAACCGGGTTGACGTGCCCGCTTCCTGGACGCCGGTCATGCGCGGCCAGCCGCTGGGCCTGACCGGCAACTCGCCGGGCACCTACAAGGCGCCCAACGGCATGGTCAAGACGATGGCCAAGCACACCCACCTGGAGGGTCGGCGCAACGGGGTGAAGTTCGACCTCGAGCCGTATCTACTCGGCCAACCGCTGCCCCTGGAGGATGAGATGGACTGGGTCAACAACATCATCGGCATCGCGCCCTACGAGGCCGTCGTCCGCGGCCAGGCCAGCTTCCGGGTGCGCCCCGACCTGAGCGCCGAATCGAAGCCGCTGGTCCTGGGCTACGACTCGTCACGCACCGTGGTCGGGACCGTCGCCGGTGTGGACTTCGGCGCCGGCCCGACCTGGTGCGTATTCGTCAGCGAATCGGGCGGGCTGAAGGTGTTCCACGAGCAGGACATCACCCGTCGTCGCCCGCTCGGCCAGGTTGCCAGCGCCGATCAACTCAAGGCGGCCCGCTTTGACGGCCGTGCATCGATGCGCGAGCAGGCGATCGCCGCCGCCGTCGCGCTCAAGCCGTAGGAGGTACCCAACTCGTGAAGTCTGAGCCCATCGCCATCCTCGAGCTCGTCCGCCTGATCGCGGTCGTGGCCGGTGCCATCGGTATCGTCGTCACGCCCGACGAGCAGGCCGTCCTCGCAGCTGGCATCACCGGCGCGATCGCCGCCATCTCGATCATCATCGCCGTCGTCCAGCGCATGTCGGTGTTCAGTCCGAAGACGACCCAGAAGCTCGTCAACCGTGCCGCGGCGACCCAGAACACTGACATCGGCGATCCGCCCAGTGGCGACACCGGTCCGGCGAGCGGCTGAGCAATGCCTGAACTCCCGCTGATCGTTGTTGCAGCCTTCATCGCCGTCCTGGTCGTCGGGGCGGGGATGATGCTGCGCCGCGATCACCCGGGAGTGGTCTCCGAGCCACCCACGTTGAACACTCGCGGGCCGGATCCCACGGACCCGGCCGGCGGGTCGCACTGATGGACGCCCTGATCGTGTCGACCGCGCTGGACACCAACGGCCAGAACTTCCGCTACGCCCAGGCGTCCGAACGGTGGGGCTCCGACCCCACCGTCCTGAAGGCGCTCATCGCGGGCATCTACGATCCGGCTGACGTGGCTGGGCGCTTCCGGCGCGCTGCCGACAAGCTCGGCACCCTGGCGATCCGGACCGCGCACACCTCCGAGGCGTACTTCGACTTCCCTCGCGACATCCGCTGGACGAGCAGCTCCCAGACGCAGGTCAAGGAGCTCGCCGACGAGGCGGACATCATTCACCTCAACAACGACGTGAAGGCGTACTTCAAGCTCATGCAGGCTCGGCGGCGCAAGCCGGCGCTACTGCATCACCACGGCACGCTGTTCCGCAATCAGCCCGATCGCCTGTTGATCGAGGCCCATCGCTTCCACATGGTGCAGGCCGTCTCGACGATCGACCTGCAGCGCGTTGCCCCCCACGAACTGCACTGGCTGCCGACCGCCTATGACCTGGAGGCCATGGCCGAGATCGGACGCGAGAACCGGACCGAGCACGACGGCATCCTCGTCGTCTCGGCGCCGACCAACCGCGAGATCAAGAGCACCGGGGCGCTCATCGCCGCGGTGGCTGCGCTGCAGGCCGAGGGCCTGAAGGTGGAGCTCGAGCTGATCGAGGGGCGCACATGGGCTGAGTGCCTGGTCCGCAAGGCCAGCGCCGACATCTACTTCGACCAGGTCGGCCTCGGCTACGGCTGCAACGCGATCGAGGCGTGGGGCATGGGGATTCCGGTGGTGGCCGGCGCCGACGAGTGGACGCTGGGCCAGATGCGCAAGGAGTGGAACCTCGGCCCGCGGCAGAAGCTGCCCTTCTACGAGGCCACCGAGGAGACGATCGTCGACGCCCTGCGCGCCCTCGTCAAGAGCAAGGACCTGCGCGCTAAGTACGCCGCGCTGGGTGCCGCCCACAACGCCAAGTACCACGCCGAGAAGCCGGCGCTGGCGCGTCTGGCCGAGCTGTACGGGCTGGCGATCCGGACGAAGGAAGCCTCGGCTTCGGAGCCGTTGCCGGACGAGGTCCCGTTCACCCCGGGCCGCTTCCGAACCGAGCACTCCCCCGCCCTGAGTGTCCGTCTCGCCAGCCACACGGTGCACTTCGTCGACTTCGAGGCGCAGGTCGACGATCCACGACTGGCCCAGAAGCTGCGGCGGCTGTCGCAGTTCGACCGCAGCTACAAGATCACCGAGATCGTCGATGACCGTCGCAGCGCCTGACACTTCCCAGCGGCTGCTCGGCTCGACGACGCCGCGCCTGTCGCCGCCCACGCCGGCGAGGACTAAGTACCGCCAGTACAACGCCATCGCCAAGGAGGTCGGCATCAGCCTGCGCCCGTGGCAGTCGCTGGCCGCGAAGTACCTGACCGCGACCGGCCGCGACGGCTGGCTGTTCCGCGAGGTGGCCATCATCGTCGGTCGCCAGAACGGGAAGACCGAGCTGCTGGTGCCGCGCATCATCATGGATCTGCGCGCCGGCAAGCGGATCATCCACACCGCGCAGAACCGCACTCTGCCGCGCGAGGTCTTCATTCGCGTCGCTTGGCTGCTGGATCGCAAGGACGTGCGCAGCGTGCGCGAGGCCAACGGCCAGGAGAAGATCGAGATGCGCAACGGCGGGGTGTACCGCATCGTCGCCCCGCAGCGCGGAGCCCGCGGCCTGACGGCTGACACGCTGATCTTCGACGAGCTGCGTGAGTACGAGGATTACGACATCGTCGGGGCCGCTGCGCCGACCCTGACCGCCAGCCCGGACCCGCAGACGATCTACCTGTCCAACGCCGGCAGCCACGCCTCGGTCGTCCTCAACGACCTGCGCCGGCGCGGTGAGGCCGGCGACGAGCCCGACTTCGCGTACCTCGAGTGGTCCGCGGCTCCCGAGCGCAGCCTCGACGATCAGGCCGGCTGGGCCGAGGCGAACCCTTCGATGGGCCGCGGGATGCGGCCGGAGACGATCGAGCACGCCTTCCGCACCAAGCCGCCGGCGCTGTTCGAGGTCGAGCATCTGTGCCGCTGGGTGGACACCATGCAGCCGCGCATCGTGAGCGACGCGGCTTGGATGCGCTGCCGGACGACGCTGGAAGAGGACCCGGTCCGTCCGGCCATCGCCTTCAACATGGATCCCACCGGACGACGGGCATCGGTGGCCATGGCGTGGATGATGACCAACGGCCGCATCGCCCTCGTCGAGCTCGAAGAGGCCCACGGCGACCCGATCGACTCGACGCTGCTCGGCGAGCGGATCCGCGACCTGGCCGCCAAGTACGGCGCCAAGAAGCTGGCCTTCGCCTCTTGGACCGACAAGGACCTCGCCCGCCACGTCCCGCGTGCGGTGGCGCTGGACGGCAAGGAGTTCGCCAGCGCCTCGGAGGCATTCGCCCGCTACGTCCTCGAGGGACGGCTGGCGTGGGATGGCGCCTCGCATATCACCGACGACCTGACCTGGACCGGCCGCAAGCCGCACGACTCCGGCGCGTGGATCGCCGGACCAAGCAACCCCGAGCACGCTGTCACCGGCACCCTGGCGGCTATCCGCGCCGTGTGGCTGGCATCGGCTCCACGCACCGTACCGAGGATCGGCTGATGAGCTTTCTGAGCGACCTGGCGGGGCTGTTCCTGGACGGTGTCACACCGGCCGACGTGCGGGCCCGCACTGGCGAGTTTCCTTCCTTCGATGAGCAGATGGCGATCATCCAGAACCGATCGCCCGGGACGTGGCGCACGACCAGTGTCGACGATGCGCTCGGCTCGCCGGCCATCTTCGGCGCGGTGACGCTGATCTCGAACACGATCGGCAGCCTGAGCATGGAGGCGTTTCGGCGCGGGACACGGCTGGCCGCCGAGGAGACGCCGCGGATGATCCAGCGTCCCAACCCGTTCACCACGCCGCGCGACTTCTATCGCGACACCGGCTTCTACCTGGCCACCCGCGGCGAAGCATGGTGGTGGATCGCCGTCCGCGATCCCCTGGATGGCTCACCGATGAGCCTGTTCCCGGTCCCGCCGTGGGAGATCCAGGTTGAGCAGAACGACGACAACCGGCTGCGCCCGACGATCCGCTGGGCGGACCGTGTCATGCGCAACGAGGACATGCGCCAGATCACCTACCTGCCCGGCCGCAACGGCCGCGGCGTCGGCCCGTTGCAGAAGTGCGGCGCGGCGGTCAGCGTGGCGGTCGAGTCGCAGGCATGGGCGGCTAACTTCTTCGCCGGCAGCATCCCGTCGATCGTCGGCACGACTGAGCAGGAGATGACCGCGGGCGAGCTCACGCTGATGGACGAGCAGTGGCTGGAGAAGCCGCCGGGCTTCCCGCGCTGGCTGACCAACGGGCTGAAGCTGTCCGAGGCGCCGTTCAATCCGGAGAAGGCCCAGCTCAACGATGCGCGCATGGCCAGCGTCGGCGACGCCGCTCGCATGTTCACCATGCCTGGGCCGCTGCTCGAGTATCAGATCAGCGGCTCCTCGCTGACCTACCGCAACGACGAGACGATCTGGACCGACTTCCAGCGTCGCTGCCTGTCTCCGAACTACCTCGAGCCGATCGAGCAGGAGATGAGCGACCTGCTCACGCGCTCGACGGTCGGCCGCTTCAATGTGAAGCAGCTGCTGCGAGGCAGCGCCAAGGAGCGAGCCGAGGTCCACAAGCTGTACATCGAGGCCGGCGTGTACCCGGCCGAGGTCGCCGCCTCCGAGGAAGGCTACGGCCAGGGTGGCATCGACTACGCCCCGATTCCGCCCAGCCCGCCGCAGGCGATTCCGACCCTGCTGCCGCCGAATCGGCAGCTGACCGGAGCCCGTTCAGCGCTCGGCGACCTTCACTGCCCGACGTGCCGGAAGCTCGTCGGGCGCATCGCCGGCGCAGCCGAGATCATGTGTCCTCGGTGCGGAACCCTGGCCGCGGCTTGACATTGGCAATCCGACTTCGCTAGGTTCGGCGCCAACAGAACAGCGCAGAGGGCCCAGAGCCCCAGTCGCACATCATCGCAAACGCTCGCAGAGGACCTTTGAGACCCAGAGCGGTCTTGGAGGTCCTTTGTTATGGCAAGAGCATTCCGACGAGTCCCGGCCAAGGTTCGCGACCTGCGCGAGTTCGCCGACGCTGTCATCCCTGAGCGTGCGGGCGAGACAGCCGGCGCGGCCGCCGAATCCAACGACGCCGACGTCAAGCCCACTCCGCTGACGCCAGAGGCGAAGCCGTCCAAGTCCACGAAGGCGAAGGCCTCGGACGAGTGACCGACACCGCCGCCATCGCTGACAAGGCCTTCGGCGTCGACGTGTCCGACCTTGCGATCCCGACGCACATCGAGTTCGAGTCGGAGGTCAAGGTCCGCAATCTCGCCAAGCGCGAGGTCGACGTCCGCCTGGCCCCGTTCGACGTGATGATCGAGAGCATCGTCGGGCCGGAGGTCATGGCCCGCGGTGCCTTCGCCGACATGGTCCCCGACTCGATGCTGCTGATGGGGCTTGAGCACGAGGTGCACCTCGGCGTCGGACAGGACGGCCGCGTCATCCCGACTCGCCGACCCATGGGGCGCTCGATCTCCATCGAGGAGCGCGAGGACGGCGGCTACGCAACCTTCCGCGTCGCGAAGACCCCCAGCGGCGACGAGTTCCTTGCCCTGGCGGACGACGGCGTCATCCGTGGCGTGTCCGTCGAGATCGGCAAGAACGCGCGCATCAGGTCCGAGATTCGGGCTGGCCGTCGCACGAACGTCATCCAGTTTGCGGACGCCCGAGCGGCGTCGCCCACTTATCAGCCCGCCTACGCCGAGGCAGAAATCCTCGGCGTCCGGGCACAACAGGAGGATGCCCCCGTGGCAGAGGACAGGGCCCCGGCTGCCGGGGCAAGCGCAACAGAGGATCCGCCGGCCGAGCCGGCCCAGCCTCGCATCGAAGTCCAGGCCAGGTCGGTCGAGGACACGTCGCTGCTGGATGCGATCAGCAAGCGATTCGGCAAGCCCATGGACGAGATGCTCGACCGCCTCGAGCGGATCGAAGAGCACGGTCGCATGAGCTTCGAAGTGCCGCGCACGGCGCCCGAGAAGCCGAAGGCCTCGATGGGCATGTGGATGGAGGCGGCGCTGAAGATCATCAGCGGCGAGCGCATCCCCGACGCCCAGTTCCGCACCGTGCAGGATCTCGTGACGGCCGACAACGCCGGCATCATGCCGGACGCCTACGTCAACGAGATGATCGGCGTCATCGATCCGTCGCGGCCGTTCATGGCAACCACGCGGCGCATCGATACCCCGGACGCCGGCATGACCCTGGTCGTGCCGAAGATCACCCAGCGCCCGACCGTCGCCAAGCAGGCCACTCAGAAGACTGAGCTGTCCAGCCAGAAGACGATCATCGGGTCCGAGGACTTCCCGGTCGCCACGTACGGCGGCGTGGGAGACATCTCGCTGCAGCTGCTTAAGCGGGCCTCGCGCTCGTTCCTGGAGCTGTACCTCGAGCTGCTGGCCGAGGCGTACGCGATCGAGACGGACGACGCCGCAGTCGACGCGCTCATCGCGGCGATCAGCGACGGTGGCCCCGAGCCGGCGACCGCACTCAACGCGGCCGCGCTGAACCTGGGCGACTCGTTCGTCGCCTCGTACAACGCGACGCGGCGACCTCCGGACACCCTGTGGCTGTCGACGAAGGCGATCGGTGAGTTCATCGACGCCAAGGCGACGACCACGAACCAGCCGCTGTACCCGGGCCTCCAGGCCTCGGCCACGGCGGCCGGCGGGATCAGCGGGACCATCAGCGGCCTTCGGGTCGTGCATGTCCCCGCCCTCGACGACAAGGGCGCGTACGCCATCGTCGGGCCGTCGCGTGGGTTCGTGTGGGCCGAGGACGGCACGTACACCCTCCAGGTGGACGTCCCGGCGAAGGCCGGACGCGACGTGGCCCTGGTCGGAATGGTGTGGTTCGCGCCGTACTACCCGACCGCCTTCAAGCTCTTCAACGTCGCCAGCTAGGCGGCTGAAGTGAGCAGCGGTGGCGAGGGAGAGTGGCCGACTCTCGACGAACTCAAGAAGGTCCTCAACGTCACATCTGACGATTGGGATCACCAGCTCGGGCGCACGCTCGACGCGGGGATCGCACAGGTTAAGTCAGACGTCGGGGACTGGGACGAGGAAGTCGACGAGCCGGACGACGCTCTCGCCACCGCTGCGCTTGTGAAGGCCGAGATGGCCTCGAACACGACGACAGCCCGGGAGGTCCTTCAAGGCAGGTACGACCTGCTGATGAAGGGCCACCGGCGAAGGTTCGGCATCGGATGAGCGACCTGCACGGCGCACGCGAGCTTCGTCGCCGGCTAAAGGCGATTAAGACCGTCTTCAAGCCGGCCGGTCGTGAATGGGCGGACCGCACGGTCACGCTCGCCAAGCGGCGCGTCAAGAACCGCACCGGGAAGACCCAGCGGTCGATCCGACGTCGCAACGCATCCCAGCGCAAGGCGGCCGTCGTGGCCACCCACGGCGCGCGCTTCCTCGAGGCGGGCGCCAAGGCGCACCAGATTCAGCCCCGGCGCATGAAGGCCATGAAGTTCAACGTCGGCGGGCAGCCGGTGTTCGCCCGTAAGGCCCAGCACCCCGGAGCCCGCAAGCAGCCGTTCCTCCATCGCTCGGCGCGTGAGTCGTTGGAGCAGACGGACATCCTGGCTGACCTGATCGAGCTGTGGAACAGGGCGGCCTGACGTGCCTCGCTCCCGGATGCGCAACGCCATGCGCAGCGCCAGCGTGGCCCTGCTCGAAGGGTATGCGGCCAGCGTGAATGTCGCGATGCAGGTCTACCCCGCGCGGCCGCGGTCGATCTACCCGCCGACCGGGTTCGTCGACGCGATCAACGAGCCGACCATCACCTACACCGGGCTGCGCCAGCGACATCCCCAGGCCGAGCTCGTGATCGTCCACGACATCTTCGACTCAAAGGAGGCCGCCCAGCAGGCCGATGACTTCGTCGACGGCTTCATCGACTGGGTCACTGACAACGCTTCTGCCGCCGGCGCCGCGACGCTGATCGAAGTGCGTGCCACCGAGGACGACCCCGAGTTCGTACCCGAGTGGATGCCGCCCGAGCAGCAGAAGCAGTACTACGCCACCCGAATCACGCTGGAGGGCCTGAGCCTGGACGCGAACTGACACAACCTCCGGTCGTGACCAGCCGCCGGTCGGTAGGCGGACTTCCTCGCAACGCTAGACAGGAGACCTTCCAATGTCCCCGATCCAGGGCTTAACCCGCTTCCGCAAGCACCAGTTCGGCCGTCAGGCGGCCTTCGCCACCGCCATCGCAGCCAAGCGCGCCTACCCATTCACCGGCGTCCCCAGCGTGAATCTCAACTGGACGGACGCCGAGGGCGACGTTGGCAGCCTCGACCTCGTCGCACCGCCCACCCGGCGAGCTCCCGAGATCGGCGCGTCGCTGAACCACCCGACTCTCGACTACAACTCGCTGCCGCTGATGCTGTCGGCCCTGTTCGGTGGCGGCGAGACGCCGACCGGCTCGGGCACCTCGAAGACGTGGGCCCACGTCCCGGCCTCGGTGACGGCGGATGCCTTCGACCTGTTCACGTACGAGTTCGGCGATGACGTGACCTCCGACTGGTTCCAGCTGCGCGATGGCATCCTGTCTTCGCTCCAGATCAGCGGCGACGAGAGCCTCGGCCCGTTGAGCGCGGCGATGTCGTGGGTCTTCGGCCACGCGGCCTCGACCGGATCCACGGACTCACCGGTGGACGGCACGGTGCCGACCACGGGGCTGACCGTCGATGCGCAAGCCATCCCGGTCTACCTCAAGGACTGCACGCTGTACATCGACACGGCTCCGGGCGACATGGGCACCACGCCCATCGCCGACGCCATGCACTCCTTCAACCTCAACATCACCCAGGAGATCGACCAGAAGCGCTTCGCGCCGGCTCCCGGTTTCGAGCTCAGCGGCTACGGCCGCGGTGCGCGCATCATCGAGCTCGGGATCCAGTTCGCCAAGACGTCGGACACGGTCGGCACCGGCTCTGAGTCGGACGCCTGGATGAGCGACACGGCGGTTGATCGCATGGTGCGCCTGGAGTTCGAGTCCACGGCGGTGGCCGAGACCGGATCGCCCGACGTTCCCTTCTCGTGGGTCATCGACCTTCCGCTGCGGTACTACACCCGCGAGGACGGCAACATCGGCGGCAACAGCACGGTCACGCTGACCGGCAAGGCGTTCCTCGAGGCTGAGACGCTCGACCAGGTCTTCAGCAGCACGGTGGTCAACACTCTCGCCAGCGCTGGGCTGTAGCCATGGAGCTGGTCAACGTGGAGGTGGCGTGTCCCTGCGCGGGCACGCCACACGAGAAGGACACGGTCGGACTGCGACCGAAGCTCGGGCTGCGCGCCGGGATGCTCCTGCAGCGCTTCCTGCGCGACTCGCTGAAGGAAGGGGCCCAGGACGAGGATGGCGAGATCGCCGCCCTGCTGACCGAGGGCTTCCTGATCCATGGGGTCGCTTCATGGACGTTCGTCGATGCCGAGGGGACACCGATCCCCGTCACCGACGAGACGATCCGTGACCTGGTGCTGAGCGACTTCGCACTGGCGGCGCCCGTGGCCGACAAGGCAGACGAGCTGTACACGGATCCGGTGGTGCTCCCTTTAATGGCCCCGGCGTCGACCTCATCGCCGCCTTCGCCGACCAACGGGTCGACATCAGCGCCGAACGGGCATACGCAGAAGCGCCGGACGCGGTCGAAGCCATCCTCGACCTCCACTTCCCAGACGGGCGTCATCGCGACGATTACGGGCTAGGGCGATGGCGTCTGCAGCTGCTGGCCGAGCTGGGTGTCGGTCGGCTGCTCCGCACCCGGCTGGCCGCCGAGGACCAGGGCGTCGAGGCACTGAGGAGGGTCATCTAGATGGCACTGGCTGACACCGCGCGGCTGCTGGCCAGCCTGGAGCTGCAGGACAAGTTCAGCGGCACGGCCGGTAATGCCGAGCGTCACCTCGGCCGGCTGGAGGGTGCTCTGTCCCGTGGCCGGCGGCAGGCCGGCGTGTTCAGTGGTGCGGTCAGCACGGCGCTGGGCGTGGGCCTCGAGCGCGCGGTGCGCGGTGGCGTCACGCTCATCACCAACGCCATCAGCGGCGGCGTGGCGTCGCTTAACGAACTGGAGTCGGTCAACACCGCCACGAACACCGTCATCGCCTCCACCAAGGGCGTGGCAGGCCAGTCGGCTGAAGGAATCCGGGCGCTGGCCGAGGAGTACGAGAACCTCAACGCGACGATGGATGACAAGGTCATCCAGTCCGGCGCCAACCTGCTGCTGACCTTCACGAAGATCCGCGACGACGCCTTCGAGCCCGCCCTCGAAGCCGCGCTCAACATGAACGAGGCGATGGGCGGCGGCCCGGAGGGCCTGCAGAGCACCATCATCCAGGTCGGCAAGGCCCTCAACGATCCGGTCAAGGGCGTCAGCGCTCTGCGCCGTGTGGGCGTGCAGCTCACCCAGCAGCAGGAAGACCAGATCAAGACGCTGGTCGAGCAGAACGATCTGTACGGCGCGCAGCGCATCATCCTGGACGAGCTCACGACCCAGTTCGGCGGACGGTACGCGGCGGCCGGCGCCACCGCCGAGGGGCGGCAGGCGGCATTCAACGATCGACTGGAGGATCTGCAGAAGCGCCTGGCCGGACCTCTCCTTCCTGCCATTGACCGCACGCGCGAGAAGATCATCGAGATGCTCGGCTCGCCCCGAGCGCTGAACGCTGCGGGACGGCTGGGCGAAGCGATCGCCGGCATCTTCACCGACCGCAACCTTGATCGTGTGGGTGGAGTCCTCGAGGGTGTTCTCGGCAAGCTGGAGGACTTCGACTGGAGCAAGGTCGGGTCAGGCGTCTCGCAGGTCTTCGGCTTCCTCGGCAGCTTGCCGTGGGGCACGATCGGCGAGGGTCTTAAGATCACCGGCCAGGCAGCCAAGATCGCGGTGGACGCCTTCCTGGCGCTGCCGAAGGAAGTGCAGGGCATCGCGGTCGCCGCCCTCGCCGTCAACAAGCTGACCGGTGGATTGGCCGGTGGGCTGGCCGGGTCGTTGATCGGTAAGGGCGTGGGCGCTGGCATCGGCGCGCTGCGGGGCTCGACCCCGGCCACTCCCCTCTTCACGAAGGAAGTCGGCCTACCCGGCACCGGTGGCGGTGGAACCCCGGTTGCTCCGGGCGGTGGCGGCACGGCGGGCCGCGTGGCCGGCGGGCTGGCGATCGGCCTGGGCGTGGCGGCGGTCGGCGTGGCAGCGGTCGAGGTCATCAACTTCGAGAACATGCGGAACGAGTCCCGCGCTGGCTTGCAGGGCATCCTCGATGAGCTGCCGCGCAACCGGGAATCGCTGGACAAGATCCAGGGCCAGATCGACCAGGACCGCCCCTTCCTCGAAGGCATCCTTTTCAACACCAACGTCCGGCCGCAGCTGGAGCAGGCTGCTGCCGACATCCGAGCCGAGATCGCGGCCTCGAGCTCCACGGCCAGCTCGATCGCCAACTCCTGGAACTCTGAGCAGCGCAGCGCATACGCCAACCTGAACCAGCACGTCTCGACGCTGGATGCCAACGAGGGCAGTCGGGCAGCGGCAGCACTGGCCCGCCAGGATCTCACCGCGGCCGCGGTCCGCGCTACGCAAGGTCCGTTGGCGACGATCGCCGCCAAGGACTTCAACCCGGAGGTCAACGTCCACGCGCGCTTCCAGGCGACGATCTCGATCCACGATCAGAAGCGCGTCGAGCTGTCAGCCATCCGGTCGCACTCCGACACCGGGTTCGTCTAGACCATGTCGGTCAAGGTCTACGTCCGCCACGGCGGTCACTCCGGTGCGTCCACCAGCGACTACTCGAGCAAGGTGCGCCTGTTCGATGACGTGAACCCGGAGATCACCGCGGCCAGCGCGTACGGCCAGGGCACCGGCGCCCAGGGCGATGTCACCTTCGTCGACGACGACGGCACGGTCGAGATCTACGAGCACAACCGGGTCACCATCACCGAGGACGCTTCCGGCGACGAGCTGTGGCTGCAGCGCGGCCCGATCGTCCGCATCGAAGGTGCCCGTGGTCCGGGGACGAAGGTGGCCGCCGGCCGCGAACAGCACGCGGTCATGGGCGACCAGAACAGCGAGCTCCACGGCCTTGCACTGCGCGAGGACTGGGATCGCCCGGCCGAGACGGCCACCGAGCGCGCCATCGCGGCGATCGAGGAGTTCTGTCAGACGGACCCGCGGCTGACCACCGACATCGTCGCCAAGCGCTGGGACGACGGCGACGACCCTCACCTCGTGAAGCCGAACCCCGCCGATGGCGAAGTGGAGATGCCGGCTCACACCTACGAGATGGGCACGCAGCTGACCGAGATCCTGCGCGAGTGCTCGGAGACTGAGGGCCAGAACTGGGGCATCGTGCTTCACGATCTGGACGGCGAGACGCACAACTGCTTCCAGTGGCAGGAGGAGGACGACTTCTTCCGCATGTCGACGCTGTCGATCAGCGACGTGCGCAGCGAGGTCGACGACGACACAGTCTTCGCGCCGTGGTGGAACCAGGGACCCGCCATCCAGCGCGGCGGCGCGGACCCGGTGCTGTCCACGGTCATCACCGAGTACGGCGACCAGCGCGGCCACATCCTGGCCGAGAACACCGACGTCATCGAGAAGCACGACTACTACGCCGAGAAGATGACGGACGCCACGACCCAGACGGAGGCCGGCGCCACCGGGCGCGCTCCGCATCTGCTGGCCGGCCGCTCGCGCGAGGACGTGACGCATCAGCCGTCGATCCTCGTCCCGGCCTCCAAGGCGCACCTCGTGCGTGCCGGCATGGGGATCTCGATCAAGTCCGCGGCGGCACGCTACGAAGAGGACTACGGGGACGCGGTGACCCGCATGGTCGCCCAGGTCAAGGTCACGCCGTACAGCCCGAAGAAGCCCGGCGCTGAGCGCATGTACATCCTCGCCTTGTCGCTGGCGCGGCCGAAGAAGATCGCCAAGACGCGCCGGCCTGTGGCAGTTCCGAAGGCTCCCACTCCCACCGTCCCACCCGGCGACGGCACGCTTGTCACCGGGGTCCTCTACCCCACCGAGGACGACATGGGCATCGGGCTCCAGACTTCAGACGCCGCCTCGACCTGGGACGGCGTCTCGTTCCCGCCAGACATAAAGCAGCTCAATCCCGTACCGCAGAGCACCTACGACGAGGGTGGGTCAGGCTATGTCTGGTCGGGCGTCAACGTCGCAGCTTCGCAGCGGTGCCTCGGCTTCTTCGGCATCGCTCTCAATGGCGTCGCTGGCCTTCTCGGGGCCGTCCAGCAGGGTGCCGAGTGGGAGTCGCCGGTCAAGGGTAAGAGCCGGCACGGCGTCGGCATCGATGAGTCCACGCAGAACAATCGGACGGAGTGGTGCGCACGTATCTGGCGCTCGGGGACCGGCTTTATCGGGACCCTGTGGGACGTGGGCGACTTCACCGGCAGCAATCCGTTCCCCGCTGCGTCGACGATGCAGAGTCGGACATTCCGCGCTACGTCGGCGGCCGTGGCGACCGCAGTGGGCACCGACATCCTGGTCATCGAGTACGGGCATCATCACGCCACGCCGACATCGGGCGGCACAGGCGGCAACCTGCGCTATAACGACTCGGCCAGCGTTGACCTGCCAACGACTGAGGGCAGCACCGCGGATGCTCGTTCGTGGCTCGGCTTCTCGTTCGTGGACGCCGGGACCGCCGATCCGGGCAGCGTGGGCGACGGCAACGAGGATCTGCTCGGCGATGACAGCGACATCCACGCCAACGCCGATCACGAGCACGAGGTGCGCCGTGAGCGAATGCCCACCGTCAACGACGACATCAGCCAGGGCTTCCGCGTCGGCGACCGCTGGATGCACGTCGATGACGAGGACGACCCGGACGAAGTGTTCAGCACGTCGGTCCTGCTGGACAACACGGACGGCGCGGCGGTCTGGGTGCTCGACGGGCCGAACCCGCATGGCCACGGGGAGATCAGCAACCTCCTGACCTGGATCAACACCGATTCGTACGGCGCGGTGGAGGACGGAAGCACAGACAACCTGACGGCCTTCACCGAAGCCGTGAACGACTACAACGCCTCGGGCGGCCGCCTCTACATCCCCGGTCGTGGCGGGTCCTACCTAGTGTCGGGCGCGCTCCCTGCGATCACCGCGCCGGGGACCGTCTTCGGCGACGGCATGGCCGGGTCGGATGCCGAGACGGACGGAGCTACGAAGCTCATCACCGACTCGGGATCGGCAGCGCTGTTCACGATCGACTCGCACGGCGTGACAATGCGCGATTTGGCGCTGGTCAACAACGCCGGCGTCCAGCCCTCGGCGGGCGGTGGGATCGTCGTCACCTCGGGCGACCTCAATCGCTATGAACGGCTGTCGGTCAAGGGCTTCTACATCAACCTCGACATCCAGGACGGCTACGGCTGGACGGTCGATCAGTCCTACTTCCTGGGACCGGCCGAGTACGGCATCAAGATCCGCCACGTCGACCTGCCCGATGGCGGGGACTGGGCCATTGACAACTCATGGATCTATTCCGCCGATTACGACGCTACGGCTGGCATTCGCATTGAATCGGGCGGCGGCGGGAAGATCACGAACACCAAGGTCAACGCCTACCTGTCTCTGACCAACCAGTTCACCAACGGCATCGACGTGGCGGTGACGAATGGCATCTCTACGATCCTGTTGCTCGTCACCAACTGCTCCTTCGAGAACATGTCGGGTCACGGGATCAGCATCGTCTCGGCTGGAACGGGTCGTTGGCGCGAGATCGTGATTGCCGGCAACCAGTTCGGCCTGTGGTCGAACAGCTCGGGCAAGGCCATCTCGGTCACGCCGACCAATACCGATGATGTCGAGGACATCATCATCGCTAACAACGTCTTCCAGACGGACGGTACCGCCCGCTCGGCCATCCAGCTCACCAACACCGATAACGTCAACCTGCTTGGCAATCTGGCGACGGGTAACTTCACGTCGCTTTACAGCCAGTCGGGCTCGACCAACATCCGCGAGATCGGCGCCTCGGACCACGGTGTCCTCAGCGGGCTCGCCGACGATGACCATACCCAGTACCTCAACGAGACGCGCCACGACCTGCTCGACCACGACGGCCTGCCCGGCGTCGGGGGCGGTGGCGCTGGACTCCTGACCGTCGACCCTGGCACCGTCACCTATGACCACTCGGGCGACGACGTGATCGTCGAGGTCAGTGCCCTGTGGGGCGTGGACGGTGATGGGCCGTACTACGACGACGCTGGCGTACTGACCGGCGAGGAGGCCGTCCTCGCCCTAGATCCTGCGACCAGCGAACTGCTGCTCGTGCCGTACAACCTGTGAGGATGAGATGACCGAACGACGCATGATCGACGTTGACATCACCGACCGCGCCGACGGGAAGGTGCCGGCCTGGGACAGCAGCGACAGCACCCACAAATACATCGATCCAGTGGATGGCAGCGGAGCCGGTGGCATTGGCGAAGGCCGGCCGGCTGGAGTGGGAGCGGTGACGAGTTACGTGCTGCCAGGACTAATGATGCACAGCATGGCGACAGGGCAGCTCCCGACTGGCAGCCGCTTCTACCAGCCGCTCATCGTTCGCGAACCGATCACGCTCGTCAATCTCGTCGCCGAATGCACGGCTGGCAACGCTGCCACTCGTGCCCTGCGCGGCGGCCTGTACGAGGCCGACGAGGAATGGCAGCCAGGGGACCTGCTCGTTGAGGGCGCGTTCGACGTCTCGACCACTGGCGTCAAAACCATCTCGGCCAGTGCCCTGGCGCTTCCCGCGGGCCGCTACCTGACCTGCATGGAAACTAACCATGCGACTCCGACGATGCGCACCTGGGGCTCCGCCCCGCTCTTCGCGGGCTCCGGGGCGTCGGCACTGGTCGGACACCTAACCCTCGCTGGGACGTCCTACGGCACGCTTCCAGATCCAGGTTTGGCATGGACCTCCATCACACCGACCACCAACGCGACCTTCCACCGCATCATCCTCCAGGTCACACCGTGATCTGAGTCAGCGCCGAGCGGCGTTCGGCTCCAACATCCGGAGGATCACGTCGGGCCGCGGCGCGCTGGCGAACAGCATCGGCTGGTCGGGCGTCCTCGCCACCAGCAGCGTTCGATACCACTCATCCATGTCCACCTCGTCCGCTCGTCCGCCGTGGTCGCTGAACAGGACGATCGTCGCGTCCGGGTGCTCGGCGAGGATGGCGTCCACAGCGTCGAGCAGCTCGTCGTTCAGGCTCGCCAAGTAGGCGCCCATGCGCCGCCACCACTCGTCGGTCGTGATCCCCTGCCGCGCGGCATCGTTCTGGAAGACCTGGCAGCTGGGCCAGCACTCCAGCCCGTCAGGGAAGGGCGGGTGCGGGGCCATGAGGTGAGCGAATACCGGTCCCGGCGTGCGTGGCAGGGCCGCCAGCGACTCGCTCACCCGCCGTGCCACATCGGCCCGGATCCACTCGCGCAACGGGTCCGGTGCGACCATGGCAGGCAGCGACTTGCCGATCAGGAAGGCCTCGAAGTCGTTGACGCTGGCCACCGGCAGGGTCGGCCCGGTCATCACCACGTGGCCCACCGGCGGCGCGATCGCCACCCAGCCGTCAGGCACGCGGAGCGCCTTGTGTACCGCGACTCGCTCGTGGTCTCGACTGTCGATGTCAGGTATCCCATCAGGTGAGCCGGCCAGCAGGGCGGTCAGGGTCCGATCGGTCCAGCGATGCACCGAGTGGGCGTCGGGATAATGGTCGAAGCCGCGCGCCCCGAGCTGCTGGATGAAGGGCGCGTTGTCGATCCCGTGCTCGGCCAGGCTGTCGATGCGCGGATAGCCGTCGAGCATGACCAGATACACCGGTCGCTCGGTCCGCTCCGGAGCAGCCCCCGGCCATGACAGATTCGGGGCGACCTGGACGATCCCGATGACGAGGAACGCAAGGGCGGCGGCGAGCACGGGCGTCGCCGTGTCGATCGGGCGATGCCGCAGACGCCCGATGATCCACAGCGCGGCTCCGCCGAGTGCGAAGATTGGCCACGTGTCCGGCTGGGCGATGAGTGAGGCGACGGCCACGGCACCGAGGGGCGCCCAGCGCCCCAGTGGCGTGGCGGCGAGCCCGACTACCAGGCCAATGACGATCACGACCACCAGCGGGCGATAGGTGTACTCGATCGGAGCGACCAACGAGGCCCACGCGCCGAGGATGTAGCCCGCGCCAGCAGCGATCGCGGCAACTGGCGGGCGCCAGTCGATTCGGATCAATGCGCCGGCCGTTCGATCAACATCAGCAGGATCACTCCGGCGCTCAGACTCGCAGCCGCGCCCCACAGGGCGACGCCGGGGAGCCAACCGACCCACGTCAGGACGACCATCCAGGCGGCCGCCATGATGAGGACGTAGGCGATCAGAACGCCCGTGTGCATGGGAGCATTAGAACTGCGTGACTAGGCATGGCGGGCATCGTGCACGGGTGCCGTCAGGCAACGCAATAGTCCTATCTGCTCTGGACCGCACCCAACCGACCAAGCATCATCAATGGTGCGTGCCCCCGCTGGTCTCTTGGAGGTGCCCGTGCGATCCGTCGATCCCGCCCTCGTCGGTTTCATCGTCGCCCTCGTCGAATACGAGTGGCTCAGGCGTCACCCTGTTTCGCCTGTGCTCTGCCGCCGCCAGATCGCCGAGGCTTTGTTCGCTGAGCTTCGAGCCTCGCGACTACTCGCTCCACAAGAGACTCGTGCTCCTCGAAGTCGGCGTCCGGACCCAGAGCGACCCGACGAATCTCTCGCTTGATCTCGTCAGTCAGCTGACGCGCCCAGGAGGGCGCCTCTTCCACGGCCTCAGGGACGAAGCGTAGGGACATCCCCACCTCACGCGCGATCGCCTCGAGCTGACGTCCTCGCGGATACGCATCTCCGGACCACCACTTGTGCACGGTGGTCCGATCAACGTCGAGGATCTTCGACCATTCGGTCGCGCCTCGCGACGCCATCACCGCCTGGAGTTCCACGGCTAGCGTGGTGCGCTCTGTCACCAGCATTCCGCCGTACTGTAGCACGTCATGCAACAGGTGTAGCCGAAGGTCCCTTGCGCGTGGTGGAATCTAATGCTACGGTCGTCGCGTTTCCTGCTACTGTTGAGGAATGACGACCGAGATGCACACCGACTGCGATGCCTGCGCCAAGCCGAACGAGCTGACCCACGACCGGGTCGAGCAGGCGCTGGTCGAGGCCGATGGCAGCGTCACTGAGGCCGCTCGAATCCTCAACCGCCACCGCACGACGGTCCACCGATTCATCCGAGAGCACGGGATCACCCTCAAGCGCCAGGTCGTCGTCGACGCCTGACACACACCGAGCCCGCTCCCCTCATCCGCGAAGACAGAGGGAACGGGCTCAGCGAAAGGAGCCTACACCATGGCACTCACTGACCGGATCGCTGAACGCCAGCATGTCACCCCCACGCCGGCGTCCACGCGCCACACCCCCCGCTGGATCCGCCTGCTCACAGAGCGCCAGATGCGCGGTGAGGATGGCTTCACGGTCCAGGAGTACACCTTCGAGGTCATGCCGAGCCTCCGGGCGACCGACGCATGACCCGCAAGGACGCGACGGCGGTCAGCATCGGTGACGAACGCATCCTCGGCGTGGTCCAGACGTACCACACCGTGGGCGGGCCGATCCTCAAGATGCGCCGGCCAGCCCATTCATATCTTGACGAGATCCGCCAAGCCGCTCCGGAGTACGTCCGCTACGACCCCGATGGGTGGCGACTGTTCTGGGAGCTCGTCGGCCACGTCCTGCTCATCGCCGGCCTGACCTCCGGCCTGCTCCTGGTCATCATGGGATACGGCGGGTACACCGGCTTCTCAGCTCTCATGCTCGTCCTCGGCATGGCCATCACTGGCGTGCTGCACGTGACGGACCCAGAGCGATGACCTTCGCAGTCCTCGCCATTGAACAGTCAGCCCCGAATGGTGGCGCGGGAGAGCCGCGCACAGGGTCCTTGTCCCGCCATGAAACAAAGGGGCTGATTGACGCCATCCACGTCCATAGCGACGGCACCGCCGAGCCGTGCGCCGACGTCCACGAGGACCTGCCGGAGAGCGCCTGGCGCGACCAGTACGCAACCAGCTTCGAAGTGTGGCAGGCCGAAGGCCGGTGAACGCCCTCGCCGCAGAGCAGGTCCCGGCGCTCGGCCAGGCTGCCATCGAGGACGCTACGCCTGAGCAGGGCGACCTCGAGCTGTGGAGCGTGACGACCATCATCGGCGCCCTCGACAAGCCGGCGCTGATGTACTGGGCCAGCGAGCAGGCAGCGCTGGCTGCCGTCCACTCGACCAAGACGTGGCAGGCGATGCTGGCCGACGACGAGGCCGAGTGCACGCACACCGATGCTGCCACCTGTCAGGCCGTGAAGTGGCTGCGCGACGCGCGCCTCCGCAAGCCGAAGGGCATCCGCTCGGCCACCGAGCTGGGCGAGCTGGTGCACAAGGCGTGCGAGGAGTACGCGCTGACCGGCACACGCCCGGTGGTGGATCCGGAGGTCAGGCCCTTCCTCGACCGCTTCGATGAGTGGCTGGACCGCTTCAGCCCGGCGTACCAGGCCACCGAGGTCGCCGTCTATCACCCCGAGCTCGGCTACGCCGGCACCGCCGATGCCTTCCTGACCATCGAGGGCGTGCGCTACATCGCCGACTACAAGAGCAGCCGCAAGAGCGTCGACGCCCGCGGCAACCCGACCACCCCGTACCCGGAGCAGGTTGGCCTGCAGCTGGCCGCCTACCGCTGGGCGAAGCACGCCGCCGTGTGGCGCCCGCGACGGATGGAGAAGTTCCGCCGTCGCTATTACCTGCTCGGGCCCGAAGAGCGCGCCATGGCGCAGCCAGTTCCTGACGTTGATACCGGGCTGGCCATCCACATCACCCCCGACAGCTGCGAAGCGTTCCCGATCCGCTGCGACGAGGCCGTCTTCGACGCCTACCTCGCCGCGCAGGACGCCGCGCGCTGGCTGTTCCAGACATCCAAGCGGGTCATGGGCGACCCGCTGATCGAGACGAGGTAGCACCCACCATGACCCTCCTGGCACTGCAGCGCCGCATCGCCGAGGCCGGACGCATCCGGATCGGCCAGCAGGTCGCCGCCGGCAACGGCCGCACCCGTCCCGAGAAGCTCGAGACCTTCCGCCTGACCAGTCCCGACCGGCGCCGCATCGAGCAGGCCGCCGCAGAGTACGGCGGCAAGCCCGGCGAATGGCTGGCCCCGGCCGGTAAGCAATGGGAGGTCGTCACCGAGACTGACAGCCTCGAGGTCATCGTGCCGCCCTCGGATCTGTCCTTCTCCCAGGCATACGAGCTGTGGTCCGCCGGCGGCTGCCAGCGCCGCTGCGACGGCACCATCGAGTCGATCAGCGAGGGCCCGTGCAAGTGCGACGCTGACAACCGCGAGTGCGACATTCACACCCGGCTGTCGGTGATGCTGCGCGACCTTCCGGGGCTCGGCGTGTGGCGCCTGGACACGTCCGGCTACTACGCCGCCGTCGAATTGGCCAGCGCGGTGGAGATCATCCAGCTGGCCGCCGGGCGCGGCGCTCTTCTCCCCGCGCGCCTGCGGCTCGAGCAGCGTTCGGTGAAGCGCCCGGGAGCCAACGGCAAGCCCCAGACGCTGCGCTTCGCGGTTCCGGTGCTCGACATCGAGATCACGCCGGCGCAGCTGCTGTCCGGTGGCGCGGAGCCGCTGCAGCTGGCCGAGGCGACCAGCCCACGACCCAAGCTGACCCCCGTCCCGCAGCTGACCAGCGCGGACCTGGCGCCGTCGATCGCGGAGCAGTCCGAGCCACCGGGGCCCGCCAAGAAGCGGGCCAACAGCGCACCCGAGATCCCGCCATCCGGCCGGCAGCGTCGTGCTCGCGCTGCTGCGCCGGATGAGCCGGGCAATGATGCGCCGGAGCAGGGCGACCCCGAGACGGAAGGGGTGGCTTCCGACTCGGCTCCCCTCGAGTCCCCTGCTCCGGCCACTCGTCCCCGCAAGGCGCAGGCCGCGGCCGACGAGGACGATCCCGAATACTGGATGAAGCGCATCCACGCCCTGGGACGCGAGCGCGGCTTCGACCATGACGCGGTGCGTCTGGTGGCTGCTGGCGTGCTGTCCATCTCACCCGGCGACGTCGACAAGTTCACCCTGACCGAGCTGGTGCCGGTCGAGTTCCAGGCGCTGGACGCCTTCATGCGTTCCCTGCCCGACGCCATCACCGGCGAGAGCAGCGAGACCGACCTGGACGCGGTCAGCACCTGGGTATGGCCGCGCGCCCACGCCAAGGGCCTCGAATCATGGGCTGCGGTCGACGTGTTCGTCGTTGCCGGCACCGGCAAGCAGCCCGACGAGCTGAGCGTGGCCGAATGGGTGTCGTGGACCGCCCGCCTGGTAGCCGGCGAGTTCGACGCCAGCGGTGCGGCGTGAGAGCCCCGGCGGTCCTGCCGCGGCCGCGACGTCGTCCCCGGGCCCTGATCGAAGCCATCAGCCACCTGCGCGAAGCGCGCCTGCTGCTGACCAGCGTGTACCGCGTGACCGAGGCCGCCGAGATCCACGAGATCGTCAAGCGCCTCGACCGCGTCCAGCGAGGAGGCGCCCGATGACCACCCAGGAGAGGAGCAGCGAAGGGATGAGCACGACCCCAACCACGGGTCAAGAGCTGGAGTGGGAGTGCACGCCGCAGAAGGGACTCAAGGCGCGGCCCTGCCCGAATCGCCGCGTGCCGCTCAAGGACATGCCGGGGGTTCCGTTGCCGTTTCAGCCGCATCGGCGCATCGGCCTCCACACCTACGCTCCCGGCTACGCACACGAGGCGTTCTTCGATCTGGTCCGGGCGGATTCCCGATGACCACCACGACCCCCCAGACGGCCCGAGAGCTACTGGAGAAGCGCCCGTGGAGCGTTGATAGGGAGAACGGCTACACCTGCATCCGCGATGCGGACGGCGCTCCGATGGTTCCGTGGGGGAAGTGGGAGGACGACGCCCACCTAGAAGGCATCGTCTTCGCCGTCAACCGCCTCCCCCTCTATGAGCAGGCCGTCGAGGCGCTGCGGTTCATCTTGTGGGAAGCCACGAGCCAGAAACAGATCATGAACCGTGCGCGTGAGGCCCTCGCCGCCCTCGATGATCCCGTGGATTCATCCACCCCCACCCC